CGAGCAAGAAACCGTAACGATGGCCGACATCACAGCCACAATCAGAACGCACCTCGCCAGCAAGTCCGGCGTCACGGATCTCATTCAGGCGACCGGCGGTGCGTTTCGGATGTTTCCCGATGTGCTCCCACAATACGATCCAGACAGTAGGACGAAGAGCAAGCGGCAACCGCTCGTACTGCCGGCATGCACGATCGATTCGCTCGGAGCCGATGATCCAACGCACAATACCGGAGCCGCCGGCGTCGTCACCGAGACGCTGGTGATCGACTGTTATGCCGCGACGCGAGCCGCCGCGAACTCCCTGCGACTGGCGATCCGGGCCGAACTGAACGCATTCCGCGGCACCGTCTCGAGCGTCTGGATCTTCTGGATACAAACGCGGGACCAGTCAACCACATTCGAGCAGTCGAAAGTCGGCGAATCGCTCAAGACCAGATACATCAGTCCGATCGAGGCGGATGTCATTTATCAGGAAGCAACAACTAGCACGCCAACCTAAGTCCTAAGGAGGCAATCATGGCAGCAGCAAACGTACCTTTTACCGGCGGCGGATCGACTCTGACGCTCGGCACGACCGCCATCTCAATCGCGGCTACATCCATCGGCGGATCGAGCAACACAATCCCGCGTGTCGCGAAAACCGATCTCACCGATGGCGTCGAAGCTTACATTCCCGGCGACGTTATGGATCACGACGAAGTGACGGTCGAGGGACTCGCGAAGATGTCCGATGTCAAGGCATTGCGTGCAGCGATCGATGACGGCAGCCCGCTGATCGAGACGATCACCGTCACCGATCCGACTCTCTCCGGCGAATCGACCGCAAGCAAAGAGGCATCGACGACGGCATTCATCACCAACGTCGCGGTCGGTGCTCGTGTTAATAACGAGATCACGACGGTCACGGTTAACTTCACCTGGGGCGAGGGAAGTACGCTAACAAACGCGACGTAAAAAAAATGAAAATAGAACTCAAGAAGATGTGGCTGATCGCACGCGACAAAGCCGGCGATCCGGAGATGCTCAACGGCGAGCCGATCTCGGCATCACCGCACGAGCTGACAATATGCGACGTCGAGATTGAAAGTGCCGAACCGTGCGACGCTGCATATTGTCAGGACTTCTGCATCTGTCCCGACTGCGGTCGAGCGTTTCGGGACTTCGGCGAAGTGAATCTGAAGCACGGCGTGCTCGTGTTTCGCGTGCCATGCTTGCAGGCGGTGTACGACGCGATCCGCGACGAGGTATTTAAGATTCTAGAGGCCGATCATCCCGACGTGACGATCACACGCTGCGCCGGCCTGCCTCAAGTTCTCGTTGATTCGGCCTCGCTGCATGTCGCCGCGGACATCGACAACGACGAGCCGGATCTCGACGATCTCGACGAGGTGGAGGTGCCATGAGGCTCGAGAGCTGGCAACAGGTGACGCGGCTATTCCGCCGCCGATACCGCTGGATCTGGCTCGGCGGCTGGACGTGGATTCGGATTCGCGACCTCACCGAAGCCGAGATGACATTCGCCGAGGCGTCGATCGCGACCGCCGATGGCCTGAGTGTCGATGCGTTGATGAACGCTCGCCGGCTGCTGCTGTCCTGGTGCATTGTCGATGGCGACGGCGAGCGAATGTTCGACACCGACGAGAAGATGGGAATGCTCGGCGGCCTCAACGGTCGGATGGCTCATCGTCTCTTCAACGCTTGCCGATCGCATTGCGGCTACAAAGACTGCGAGATCGACGAGCTGATGAAACTGTCCGATTTCTTCCGCGAGATGAAAGACGTTCAGCTTCCTGACCGCGACCAGGGCGTCGATGATGTCGCGAAGCAGTGGGTTGCCGCCGGCCGCCAGCGAAAGAACGGGAGGCACTGATGGCAACCTCCTGGACACTCGCGACGAACGTGACGGCTAACACTGCCGGATTCCAGAAGGGAATGGATCGGGTATCTAAGAAAACGAAGGCGACTCAAAAGGCCACCAAGGCGCTCAAAGTAGGATTGATGGCCGCCGGTGCAGCATTTGCTGCCGTCGCGTCGATAATGAAGAAATCGCTCGCCGCTTACGCAATACAAGAGCAAGCCGAGGCACAACTAACCGCCGCGCTGAAATCGACCGGACACCAGGCCGGACTGACCGCGGAGGAGATCAAGAAATTCGCCGCACAACGCCAGGGCATAACGACATTTGGCGACGAGGCAACCATCGCCGCGAGTTCGGTGCTGCTCTCATTTACTAACATTCGCGAAGGTGCATTCAAGCCGACGATGATCGCCGCTCAGGACTTGGCTGCTCGCATGGGAATGGACCTGCAATCGGCGATCGTCATGGTAGGCAAGGCGATGAATGACCCGATCGCGAATCTATCGGCGATGTCGCGTGCCGGCATTCAATTCTCGGAAGATCAGAAGAAGATGATTTTTAGTTTAGTAAAAACCGGCGACATGCTCGGTGCACAGAAAATCATTCTAGGCGAACTGACTACGCAATTCGGCGGCAGTGCAGCGGCGGCCGCACGAACCTACGCCGGCGAACTGGACACAATGTCGAACGCATTCGGCGACCTGGCGGAAAAGCTAGGCGAGAGGCTCGTACCTGAACTATCGCTGATTGTAAGCTTCTTGCAAGAGGCGATCGCATCCGCGCAAAAACTCGGCATCCTAAAAGAAACAGGACCGAAAATAAAAAAAGAGAAGACGATGCGTATGGCGAGGCTCGAGGACGTAACGAAAGAAGACATAAAAGAGCGAGACGAGCTTATAAAAACCCAGAAGGAGAACCTCAACGTTCTCAAGGAGCAGCGGCGGCAGCAAGAATCGGCATCCTGGGGCACGGTCGCTATGGGTCCAGCGTATTACGCAACCGACTGGAATCGCCGACGCGAGGAGCGAGCGAGGCTCGACGAGAAGATAAAAACCAAAGAGCGTGGAATTGCGATAAACATCGAAGAACGCGAGAAGATGAAAGTGCAACTCGCCGACCCAAAACACCAAGCCGGCATAGACAGAAGGGCAGCGGAACAGAAGAGACGAGACGACGAGATTCACCAGAAAGCACTCGAGGCGAACGCAGCCGAACGTGAAGACCAGAGGGGAGTGATCGCTGACCAGCAAGCAAAGATTGAACGGCTAGAGGCAAAGCAGGACGATTTACAGAAATCCATCGACGCGACATTCGCCAGCCCCGCCGAGCGTCGCGAAGACCGAAAGCGTCAGATCGAGTTGAACGGAATGATCAAACAGCAAAACGAAATTCTCAAACAACAACAGGCCGAACTCGACAAACTGAGGGCCGCATAGATGAGCCACGTCGTTTCCGTTAAGGAACACAAAACGCCGACATTCAGCTCGACCGCCGAAGAGGATACGGCCACGCGGTATTTTATCGTTGAGCTGATCAACTCAAATTATGGACCGCAGACCGCCGTGCGTGCCGTTATGGATTATTACGGTATCCGAGCCGGCACCTGGTACATGTACGGCGCCGAGGTCGCATCAGGCTGCCGTGCCAAGACGATCGGGCCGGCGACGGCTATCGATGGAAGCAAGACGCTCTACTCGCTGCAAGTTCAGTATTCGAGCACACAGCCGGACGAAGAAGAAACGCCGGAAGATCCGCTCGACCTGGCGACGCAGTGGGGACCAGCGGGCACGCGGACAATACAAAAGACTGTATACAAGGACAAACGCGGTAAGCCGTTCGTCAACTCTGTCGGCGATCCGCTGAATGATGGCGTATCGATCGACCAGAACGTGTCATGGATCAAGGCACGGCAGAACGTCATCTCGACGGACTTTGATCGACTGGCGAAATATACAAACGCCTGGAACGCAAACGCATATCTCGGCCAACCGAAGCGGACCGTCAAGATCAGCTCGATGGAATACTCCGAGAAGAAGTGGAAAGGCGACGCATTCTATTTCGAATTCTCAGCAGAGTTCGAGTTCTATCCGGAGGAGCAGTTCATCGAGCTGCCGAATCTGGGATGGCGTGCTAACTTCTTCAACGACGTCGGCGGACTGCTCGGCGCCGCAGAAGTCGGCGACATTAAGTTGAGCGTAATACACGATGGAGCTTCCGCTTCGACCTCGTCCGGATCGCTGCTCAGCGAAAATCTCGGCACTCCGATCACATCACCCGCTCTCCTTCAGGTCGATAATGGATTCCTGGCGTCTCGCGACTTCCTGATGCTGGACGAAGCACCGCAGCACGATAACACGATTCTGAAGTTCGACATCAAGCGGACAGAGGCATTTGAGGACTTGGACTTCTAATGGCACTCCTTCTCAAAAACAACACGTACAAGCTATTTGCTCGTGCAGTCGATAGCGTGCTGAAGCCATCGACCGAGGTGCCGCGTCCAGTACCGCACGCCGTCACGCGGGAGTGCCTGACATTCGAGGCCGAGTCTAATGCGACTTACAGCATGGCGGATTTGACGGTCGGCAGCGGCGGCGCGGTAGTCTTGTTCAATAGGGCAGCCAAGCTGCGGCCTAGATGGCAGGGAGAAGTCAGCGAAGGCCGGGGATTATCAACAATCGCAGACGCACAGGGCGGCCTCATTAACATACGCGCCAACGGACTCGTTGAGATCTCCTGGGCCGTCGCCGTGCAATCAATAAACACCGGCGGAATCGACCTGTGGCAAACATCAATAGAGTTGAGCGACGACAACGGCGCAGCATACACGACCGCAGATAATCCCGTCAGATCCTACAACTACCACGAAGGACTCGACGTGTCCGTTGTCTCGCCGCCTCGCAAGTTCCAGGTGCTGAACGGCGATATTTGGCGAGTTCGCATATTTACAATTTCAAACACAGCAGGAGCCGGCGACACGGCACAAGTCACCGCGAACGGCACCTACTTCACGATAAGGAGTCTATGACATGGCGAACCTTGCTTGGCTCGGCGCGGGAGGTACTGTCGGCGATTATTCCGTGGCCGCGAATTGGTCAACCGCCGCTGTACCGCTGATGGGCGATAATGTGCGAATTCCGCCGACATCAACGACGGCGATCAGTGCGAGCCTTAATCAATCGGCGACCGCAATCGGTGATTTTATCGTCGAGCGAGGCTATCAGCAGGCAATCGGCACAGCGGCAACGACGTCGGCACTGCCGGTGTATCTGCAAATCGACCCAAATCGATTCGAATTCGCCGGCGGAGGCGAGTCGTATATCGACATCAGCTCGGCAAATATCGACGCCGTCATCAACTACACTCGCTCAGCGGCGGCGGGTAAGAGCGGACTCTACCTTCTCGGCTCAAATATCACCGAGCTGTCGGTGAACGGAGGCAACGTCGGCCTCGCGTCCATCGCAACGAAGACATCGACCGTAGCGACGGCATCGGTTAACAAGCAGGGAGCGAAACTGACACTCGGCGAGGGAGTGTCGGCGACGACAACCTACTGCTACGGCGGCACGCTGATACAGAGATGCAACTGTAGTGCTCTCGAGGTCTACGGCGGCACGGTCTACCTCGAGGAAGAAGCGGCACCGTCAACGCTGACGATCTACGGCGGGACGGTTTACTGGAACTCCAACGCGAGCATATCGACCGCGTATCTCTACGGCGGAACACTCGACGCGACGCAAGCATCGATGGCTCGAACGATCACGACGCTATACATATCTGAAGGTGAGGCGATTCTCGACAAGGATCTGATCACCGTCTCGACGCTGACGCTGAACAACCAGAAGCCGGTGCGACTGACATCGGTCAATTTGTGATGAGCACAACCGACGCCGCGGAAATCAAGAACGAGCTGCAATGGCTCAAGCAGTCATTTGCCTCGACGGGCGAAACCGTGGACGAGATCCGCGAATTGATTACAGGCAACGGTCGGCTCGGTATCGCTCAGAAGGTAACAATAATGTGGCGGATACACGCGGTCGTCGCCGGCATCTGCGGAGCGACCGCAGGCAGTGTCGCGACGTACCTGGTTATGCGAATCATTTAATGAACACGATCATCAACATCCTGAAGTCGCTGATATTCAAGCCGGCAGACAACGCCGGCGATCTGTTTATGCGGCAGCTCGTCAGTGCCCGGCGGCTGCACGCACTGGTCGCCGATTGTCTGCCGGCACAAACACTCGTCAAGGCGGCGATGGTAGAGATCGTCGAGCACGCTCACGATGGACACAACGATGCAGCAAGTTGATTGGACGAAGGTATCTCTGCTTATGCTGGTTATCGCCGGAGCTGGTTACATGGCGAAGGATTCAGTCACGCTGCCGGAGATGGCTGAACCGCCGCGATCGATTCCTGCACCGAACGCGGCGAATCGCCAGGCGGTGCAACAACTCGAGGCGGCGAAGCTACACAATCCGCGAGCGGCGAGACTGCTCGGCCAATTCTTTGCGGACTTCGCCTGGCTGATCGAGCACGGCGACAAAGCGACCTACACGACCGGAGAACTCGAGCTGCAACTCAACGAAGGCGGCCGGCGACTGCTGGCGATGAAGTCCGAAGTCGGCGAGTCGAATCTATCGCCGGCGATCAACTCGGCACTGAATGCAATGTGGGGCAGCTCTACCAGTCAAATAGCCAAACACGAGGCGTCTCAGGTGATTTACGCAATGGCCTGGGCGATGCGATGATATGCCGCGACCATTTCGAAGATGGCCTGATGACGCCCCTGGCGACCTGTCGCCGTGGAAGATCCGCGCAATGTACGCCGAAGGCTACGCCGGCTGCGAGTGGCGAGCCGACAAGATCAAAGCGGCTCGGGCCGAATTCGACGAGCACATTGAATCGCAGGGAGACTGGTCATACGCAAACGGCGAAGACGCGGCATATGCCAACGGACTCGTCGGCAGTGGCGTCGGCAAGTGCTCGCTGATCTTCCCGCTGATCGAGCAACTCTATCCCGGCTCACTACCAGGTCCGGCTCAGGTG